TTTTATGGTTTCACAAGAGAATCCGAGCAACACGATGGCGAGTGAGGCTTTTACTGAACCAATGACAGTCATAAAATGTGGCCCTTGTATTGGTTGCCATAACTATTCTTTTGTTCCAGTTGATGAAAAAAAATGGCAAGAGTATAATTCAGGCAAACCTATTCAAGAAGTCTGGCCAGACAAAGACAAGAATTGGCGAGAGATGTTAATTACTGGCACTCACGCTAAATGTTGGAAAGAAATGTTTGGCGAGGAAGAGTGATATAGCACATGGCCTGTAATTTGTAAAGCAGGCCATGTTGTTTTAGTGGTTCAATGATTATGAATAAACCGGATCCCTGCTACGATAAAGGTATGTCAGGATTAAAAGCAGAAATTACCACAGACCGTTCAGATAAAGCGGTGTCAAGACAAGGCACAAATACAATGACGGTTTCGGTAGAGAATTGGAAATACGGTGTAGCCATGACCTTTACAAATGAGAGTGGTTTTACCATCGAATTGACCGATAAGCAAACATGCCAGACATTTCCAGTAATGAAAGCTGATGGATCCATGTTAGATTGGATTATTCACAATTTAGAACCAGAGGAAAGTTTAGAGCCCTACAGTTTCGAGGAATTATTTCGTGACCTATTTGGTGATGAAAATGATGGCAAAGAATACTTGTAAGGTTTAACCTTAGATGAGATAATTTTACATCTGATAATTCAGATGGCGCAGTAGAGCCTAAGTGTTATGAGAGCTTAGGCTTTCTGCTATAAGAGGAGAGTTTATGGATAGCAAATTTTTAGACCGCGTAAGAGATACCGGTTCAGGCATTTCATTTTTACCATACATGAAAGACGGTGTATGGCATGAAAGAACTGCCGATGAGTTTTATAGTAATCCGCCAGAAGGCGAATATGATTTGTATTTTTCCGTCTTAACATTTAAATCCAGCTCACGGAAAAGAGAAAACGCACTCCCAAATATGTGGTTGTGGGCAGACCTTGATGAAGTAAACCCTGCTGACATTGAGTTAAAGCCTACAATCGCATGGGAGAGCAGTAAAGGTAGATACCAATGTCTATGGCAATTAGAACATGGCGCCAGTGCTGAAACTTTAGAGCAGGCCAGTCGTGCATTAACATATAAAGTAGGTGCAGATAAAGGCGGTTGGTCTCGTACCAAAGTATTGCGTGTACCAGGCACCATGAATTACAAGTATGACCCACCACAACAAGTAAAATTATTGTGGGATAACGGCCCATTGTATATGATTGCAGATGTGTGGCAATTTACTGGCCAGATTGATGAGAACAATAACCATGTTGAGCCTGTCAATGATGAGATACCTACACCAGATGAAAACTATGACCAACTTTATGAGATAGCCTGGTATTTACTTGATCCCCGCGGTCGTAGATTACTTAGCGCCAAAGAGGCATGGGGTGATAGGTCTGCAAGACTGTGGGAGCTTGAGTGTAGGTTACTTGAAACAGGCTTAAGTAAGGAAAATGTATTTTTAATAGCCAAACAATCTGTGTGGAATAAACATGCAGATAAACCAAATGGAGATGAAGTTTTATGGCAAGAAATTGCAAAGGCAAGTTTGTCGGTATCAACTATGAACACTAGTGCCTCCAATAACTCAAGTGAAGTTGATACCGCACCTATTTATAGAAAAGTGAAACCAACGCTTGTTACTTATGGTGACTTGCTTGGCTCACAGATAGCAGAGCCACAATGGCTAATACAAGATTGGTGGACTATGGGTAGTCATGGCATTATTGCTGGTCTACCGAAATCTTATAAGTCTTTGGTAACTACAGACATGGCGTTATCAGTGGCAACTGGTACACCATTTATGAATATGTACGAGGTCAATGAGAAGGGGATAGGTCCAACTCTGGTTGTTCAAGTCGAAAACTCTCCAGCCCTTCTCAAAGACCGAGTTGTAAAGATGGCATACAATAAAGGTTTATTACATGGAGCAAGTCATATTGATGACGGTACTTTGTCAGTTACATTTCCAACTCAAGTACCTATGTTCTTTTACAATGATTTCGCCTTTGACATGACCGATGAGGCATGTAGACAGGCGATTGAAACGATAATAGTCCAAGAAGGCATACGCATGGTTGTGTTTGACCCATTATATTTGATGATGGGATCCGTAGATGAAAACTCTGCCCACGAAATACGCCCGATACTTTCTTGGTTATTACAACTTAGGAACTACTACAACATAGCCGTAATAGTAGTTCACCACTGGGGCAAAGGCTCAAGTGATAGAAAAGGTAGAAAACAAGGCGGTGTAAAGTTGCTTGGTTCTACAACAATCTATGGTTGGTTAGAGAGTGCTTTGTATTTAGAGGCGTCTCCAAATACTGATGGCTCATCAACTGTAGTGGTAGAGCGTGAATTTAGAGAGAGGTTAGCGCCTCCACCACAAGCCTTTAAACTCAGAATGGGTGATATAGGTGAGATTGATTATGCGTGGGAAGGTGAAGGTGTAGTCGGTACTGAGGCTAACATTTTCAACCTTCTTACGCAAAAGCCAATGTCAATGACCGAGTTACAAGCGGCAAGTGGCATGGGTGAAAAGAAAACAAGAGCCTTGCTTACCAAGTTGTTAGCCGATGGTGCTATCACAATGGAGCAAGAAGGCAAAAGCAAGGTATTTCGATTAGCTAAATGAGAGGAGAATATAAATGGCTGAAAGAAAAAAAGGCTCAGAGTATGCAAGTTGTGGTTGTGAAACCCACTTTTATTTTGGGCCATTTGAAATATACAAACAGGAACTTTGTGGGTATCATTTAAAAAAGAAAAACCAATACGAGAACAAGGAGACAGTAAATGGCTAAAGAAATTTATTCTCAGGATTTTCGATTTAGGTTTATCAGTTTAGATGAGGCTATATCCATAATTCAACAACTTGATAAGGTCTTTGACTATGACCTATTTGGTATATGTATTGTGGACGCTACTAAAGTTGGCGTATCTACAGTTCTTGGCCAAGATGATGTAACAGAGTACCTTTTCCGAGAAAAGACAAATGACTTTTTCGGCCCACAAAAAACTTATGGTTATCGTGTAAGTAAACATACATGGTTGGGTAGTGAAATTGTCCATCTATATATTGGCAAACAAGCATACCAAAGAGTATTTGGTACACCAGAAAATCACAAGTCTGGTTTACCATACGAGTGGCGAAATTCATATCGCCCTCACCCAGAATACTTATTGGTTAAATCATTAGAGATAGTAGCCAAGTTAATCTTGGCATTAGATAGAAAGGGTCATTATGCCGTATCAAAACCAAGCAGACAAAACGAAAGAGCCGTATAGATTATCAATCGGCGGAGCAACGCTATTCGCCTCATTTGAGTGGGATAGCACAGAGACCCGATTAATCTTTCATACGGTTCTTAAAAAGTATGCAGAAAACGAGGACCAAAATGAACATTGGGATAACAGTCGATTTTTATTTGGCTTTACTGAAAGTTTATTTCCTTGGTTTTCATATACACCAGGTGCGATGTGGGATTGTATGAAATGGTTAATACAAGACCTTAACGACTACTACCATCGATATGGTAAGAGCGGTCGTGTTGCCCACATAGAAATGAAAATAAACCAGATTTGTTTTCAAATGTGGTACGACATCTTGGTAAAAAACTGTGGCGATAAAGCCCAAACTGTAACCAATTTACTAGGAGAATTTGAAAAGTATGGAATATCAATTCAAGACAACACCATACCAACATCAGAGTGAGGCTCTAAAAAGAGTATTTAATTCGGACAAGGGTCATGCTCTTTTCATGGATCCAGGTACTGGCAAGACTAAAATTGCAGTGGACAGTATCGCGGCCTTTCAGTTATCTGGAAAAGTGAAAAGAGTATTGGTCCTTTGTCCAATAAATGCTCTTACAGTATGGCCAAAAGAATTAAACAATCACTCACCGGTGCCTTTCACCTCGTTTGTGCGGCCAGAAACAGGCACAATCGTAGATAAAGTAGAAGGTTTTAATGAGTGGATTGAAAGTTGTAGCGTACCATTTGAAATGCCATTACAAATAGCGGTGTTTAATTATGAAAGCCTTATTAGTAGAAACAATAAAGCACCATTATTTGATAGGCTAATGAAATGGAAACCCGACATGGTTATATTAGATGAAAGCCAGAAAATAAAATCAGCTACCGCAAAGAGAAGTAAGCAGGCCCACAAGATTTGTGCTACGGCTAAATATACTTTGCTGATGACTGGTACACCAGTCGGTAAAAACTTATTAGATTTATATAGCCAGCTTAAATGTATCAATCCAGAAATATGGGATAACATAAGTTGGACAGATTTTAAATACAAGTATGGTATCTGGGGTGGCAGGTCAGGCTATGAACTTCAAGGTTATCGTATGGTTGATGACTTAGAGAGGCGTTATTCTCCCTATGTTTCTAGCGCCAGAAAAGAGGATTGCTTAGACTTGCCCCCAGTTACCGATATAAATGTAGATGTACGCTGGGATCCACAATCGTTTGCCAGTTACGAAAGATTTAGCAAAGATGGTATGGTAGTTCATAAACGCCACATGATTTATGCACCTATTGTGTTAACCAAGTTACTTCGGTTACAAGAGATGACTGGTTACCAAGTGCATGATGAAGAAGGTAATCCTGTGGTGTTCAATGAGAATAAACTTATCCATACTGTTGACCTTGTAGATAATTTAAGCGAGGCCGGCGAGCCCGTAATTATCTTTGCAAGGTTTAAAAGTGAAATTGCCGAATTACAAAAGGCATTTGCTACACCTTACTTAATTAAAGGTGGAGTAACTGCTAAACAACGAGGCGAACTCATTGACAAATGGCTAAAGAATAACGGTGATAAACCATTTATAATTCAGATACAAAGTGCTGAGGCTTTAGATGGTTTACAGAGAATATGTTCCAAAGCTATATTCTATTCCACAGATTATAGTTGGATAAATTATTTTCAGGCTAGAGGTCGAATAGATAGAGAAGGACAAACTAAGCCAATTATATTTTACCACATGTGTATGACCGAGTCCATTGATTACTTAGTGCTTGAGGCATTAAAAGAAAAGAAGGACTTAGAGAAAATGGTAAAAGATAACCCGGCTTTGTTAGTTGTTTCACGAGCCAGTTATGATAAAATAAAAAAAGACAAAAAAATAAAAGAGGAGGATAGTATAAATGATAATACTTGAAGGCCCTGATAACTCAGGCAAATCAACTCTTGCTAATGCCATACAAAAATGGCTTGGCGAGGATAGTTGTTATATCATTAAATCCCCTGCCAGCGTTTCAAAAGATTGGAACGAACACTGGTCATCTTGGGCAGTAGACCATTACTACGATGAAGAACAAGATGGTAGATTATATATCCTAGATAGAACTCCAGAAATATCTGAGCCTATCTATGCGTCCATATATAGACAGGGCAAAATAAGAAATCGTGAGGATTTATTGAACTCATGGAAATCGTTATCTGCACACATGGATTATACACAAATCCTATTTTGTATGCAGAACGGTGATGTTAAGAAAGGTGTAGAACTTACACCCGATGGCTCAGACACCGCATTAAGAAATGATATGTTGGTTATGTCCTATTCACTTATGTATAGGTTATTCGAGGCGTTTTGTAATGCCCAAGATGATACCCACAATCAATTTAATGTAGCTCCATATAATTATGATGGTAGTAGTGCTGACTTTATCGAGGCGTATGTTAAACATCACCTTAACAGAAATAGAGATAGGTACTTTAGTGTTGGTAAAATCACTATGCCATTTACTTGGCCAGATGATTTATCAATCAAAGGAGAAAAATAAATGGTCAATGTAAATGACTTCTCGGAGTTAGACTTAGAGGCTACGATTAAACACTATAGTGAGGGATCCGGTAATGTTCTCACCGCTATGTTTAATCGCCAAGCAGAACTCATGGCTAAGTACGAGGAAATAGAAAAGAAAAATGGTGCTAATGTAATTGAGCCTAACCAATTTGGTGAACTCAATTTAAGAAATGTGCAAGCCAGATTAAAGGAGTGTGCATACCGTGTAGTCGAGGAATTATCTGAGGCAACTAATTGTTTGAAAAATAAACCCTGGAAACAGGACGCAGTTGCAACTGATGAGGTTCACTACAAGGAAGAGTTAGCAGACACTTTCCATTTCTTTTTGGAATTATTAATTGTATCTGGTTTTGACGCCAAAGAATTTGCCAGTTACTATTTCCGAAAAGCAGAAGTAAATAAATTCAGGCAGAATAGCGGGTACTAAAATGCACATAGGGTCTAACAATAATGCTAAGACCATATATTTAACGGACGCAAGTCAGTTAATGGAAGTCGCAACTATGGCTCATATAGCCAGACCTACTGTTGAACATGATATGTCCATCGGTACAAATCTATATGATGTCCAGTTAATTTGTGATGGTTTACAAAATGAATTTGATATAGGTAGAGATTTGTGGTTCACTCAAGCTAGATGGACAAACTTAATTCGTTCCTATTTAGACCCTGAACTCACCACAAGATTTATCAAAGCCAGTAGAGAAATCTATAATGGCAGAGGTAAAGATGGTGTAGTTACCGAAATGCAATTTAGAGCTAATAAACGGTCGGCTAAGAAACACAAATGGGGTAACTGTCTGTTGTCAGCCTCTTTTAGAGGTCAACCTGGCACACACATTAAACCTACCCTGGTGTTTCATAGCCGCGTTACTTACATGGGTTACATAGCTGGTCTTGATATAGGCGTAGCAAGTGTATTAGCCAAGTATATATCTGGTAGAGAAAGAGTATCAGACATAGGTTTAATCTGGAAAATAGATGTAAGCCAAGTTCATGCTTTTAAAACTCTACCATATCTATATGCCCATAGACAACTGTTGGATTATGTGCTAAGATTAGAAACACCTACTGCACAACGCCTACAAAAATGGCATGAGATGGTGTTGCGATACGAAAAACAAGGCAAGCCAATTGATGATGAATTATATGGCCCACTTCGTAGAGTAAGACAGATTTGGCACAACTCAAACAATGGTATTCTACGACCTAGTAGTCAAATAAATGATTTGGACTTGTCTAAACTTATTGGCTTAGGAGTAGAATATGATATGTAACCAATGTTTAAATTATATAGGCGACTATACATTAGAAGGTATATGCGCCGATTGTAAAAAGGTGGGAAAATATGAGAACGACTTACGAATGGCTAAAGGAAATAGACAAGGTTGATGATTTAGAACAACTAACCGACATCCTAGTTTATACTGAGGCCAGAGTAATTAAATTAAAAAATGAGGAGGATAGATGAGATACTATCACACATTGGAAGAGGCTAAGAACGAGATTAGCCGAGACCTAAAAGAACTGGCAGTAGTCTATCAATCTAAATCCGTGCAAGATAAAGTTGTTGCACAGGATCCTGGGTATATGACCCATGAATTGATGAACTACTCCTACAGTATAAGTAGTAAAACCTTGTATTCAGATACTTGGTTCTGGGGTACGAAAAATCTTAATGCCGATTACTTAAAAGAGGAATTGCATGAGAGAATAAATAGTTCGGCCAACCCCGGCAACGCTTATAAACATGATGAGGAATACTGGTCACAGTTTATTCATAAAGATACTGGACAGTTTTCTTATTCCTACCCTGAGAGATTACATGGTAATCTTGAGGCGGTAGTAAAACATATAATTAAGAACCGTGATAGCAGACAACTCTGGATCCCTATATGGTGGGAGAAAGATTTTGATAATCGAGATAACGGTTATCGAGTACCTTGTTCTCTTGGCTATCACTTTATGGTAAGAGATGATAAACTCCACATGCACTACATTATGCGGTCTTGTGATTTTTACAAGCATTGGGCCAAAGATGTAATATTAGCAGTGGCGTTTGCAGAGCAAGTAAGAAAGGCTTATTTATCTAGCGGTAACTCATTGAAGTTAGAACTAGGTACATTTAGCCACACTATATTTTCTTTACATGGCTTTGCTAAGGATATGAAAGGTGTGTTCTAAAGATGGAAACTATCGTAGTTACCACCACTGCACATGTGATGGAACTAAAGAAAAGTCTGAAGTCAGAGGCGGCTCTCGATGTCGAAACGACAACGGACAACAAAAAAGAACTAGGTAATTTTTCAGACCCATCATTTAAAATTGTAACCGTTCAAGTTACATTTGATGGCAAGAAAGCATTTGTAATTCCTATCCACCACCCTGAACATAATGTTGTTTACCAAACTGGTATATGGCAAATGTGTTACGCAGAGATGGATAGTTATGTAAATTACTGGATAATGCAGAACGGCAAGTTTGATTACAAGGCACTTAAAACTGCTTATGGTTTGAACTGGTTCCCTAGTTATGATACTATGGGTGCCGAATATATTATTGATGAGAACCTAAAGAAAGATTTAGAAACTCTGGCAATAAAATATCTTGGTGTTGAGCAATGGAAATACTTGTTAAAAGAATACAAGGATCCCTACATGACACCGTTCGACCAGCTTGTAGAGTATGGCTCACTTGATGTGCTATACACCTATCAGATATGGGAAAAACAAAGAAAGATTATTGGTGGCAATTTAGGATTAGCACAAAACATTTCTAATCCTATGTTTTATGATGTGCTTATGCCAGCCTATCGAGCCTTAGCTGATATGGAATTACTTGGTATGCCAGTCGATGTAGATAAATTTTATCACCGTCAAGATGAAACGGCTGAGATTTTATCCACGATTGAAACCAAGTTATTCGATTTAGTTGGCTATAAATTTAATCCAAGAAGTGTGCAACAACTTGGCAAAGTATTGTATAAAGAATTAGGCTTGCCTGTATTAGAGGCTACTAAAACTGGTACACCATCTACTGCTGAGTCCGTGTTAATGCGCCTAAGAGATTATGATGAGAGCGGTATTGTCGAGGAGATACTAGACCATAGACAATGGTCAGGCTATATGTCAAGATACTTTAATAACTGGTCTAAGAGATTGGATAGTAACAATAGGTTACACCCTAGTTACAAACCGTTTCATACTGTGACCGGCCGACTATCTTGTGCTGACCCTAACCTACAACAAGTGCCAAGAGATACATTTATTCGTGGTCTTATTGGCGGTGTACCCGGCTACAAAGTTGTAGAGGTTGACTATTCACAAGTTGAACTTAGGTTAGTGGCTCACTATTCAAGAGATGAGGCGTTGTTAAAAGCATACAATGAAGGCCAAGACATACATACTATGACCGCTCAAGCTATGACTGGTAAGACAAACCCCGAGGCGGAAGAGAGAAAGAAAGCTAAAGCCGTAAACTTTGGCTTTGTCTACGGCATGGGTGCAGAGAAGTTCCAATTATATGCAAGAGATAATTTTGGTTTAAAGATTACACTTGATGAGGCTAAAGATACCCGCAAGAAATTCTTTGAAACTTATCCTACATTAATTGATTGGCACGAACAACAAAGACAAATGGTTCGTAGAAAAGGCTGGGTCATGAACCCGCTTGGCAGAGTAAGACATTTGCCTGAAATAAATTCCAGTAATGAATTTTATAGAGGTCAAGCTGAACGCCAAGCAATCAATTCACCAGTTCAATCTTTGGCCAGCGACTTTATGTTGATGTCCTTAAAAGATTTATACCGTGATTTTAAAGATGAGAAAGGTATTGAACTTATCGGCACAGTTCATGACTCCATATTATTTTTAATTGAGGATAATGAATTACTTAACGATAGGTTATCTAAGATTAAAAGAGTTATGGAAAACCCTAACTTAGATTATTACCAGCCGTTTAAATTATTAGTACCACTTGTGGTTGACTTTAAAGTTGGCGAGCATTGGTCTGAAAATGCTACGGACTTAGAAGTTGTATTAAGTTAACCGATGTGATATAATACAGTAGAGGAGGAGTGTAGTGATAACAATATCGCAATCCAAACTCAAGACTTTTAGGCGATGTCCTAAACAGTATGAGTATAAATATATCCAAAAACTAGAGGCGGTGCGTAAATCTATACCACTTGCTCTAGGTAATTGGATACACTCTTTGTTAGAAACCCACTATAAAGGCGGTGATTGGTTAGAAACTTACGCTGACCTTACACACAAATTTAATGGTTTACTAGCAGAGGAAAGAGAACACTACGGGGATTTGCCTGGCATTTCATCTCAGCTTATACAAGGCTATATGAATTTCTGGGAAGAGGAAGATAAATACCTTGACATTATCTCTGTAGAGGAAGAGTTTGAAGTGGCAATTGGCTCAGACATGATTTTTAAATTCAAGCCTGACATGATTGTCCGCGACAAACGAAACGGTGTAGTAAGTGTTTGGGACCACAAGTCTAACAAGACTTTACCAGATACTGAGTGGCGAAATACAGATATACAATCCACATTATATTTGTGGGCGTTAAAGAAACTAGGTATAAATGTTGACCAGTTTGTATTTAATTATATCCGTACTAAGCCTCCTACTAAGCCTCGTATGACCAAGTCTGGTCGTATGTCAAAGGTAAAAATAGAAACAGATTATTTAACCTTAAAAGAATTTATTGAGGAAAATAATCTTGATATGACTGAGGAACTATCAGCTTGGTTAGAAGGTCTTAAGACCAGCTCTAACTTTTATAAGAGGATATCTATTGCCAAGCCTCAGTTATTAACAGACACCATGATAGATGAGTTAATGAGTACCGCTAAAGTTATAGACTTTATGGATAACTCAGATGACATAACCTATTATCGTGTGCTTGGCAAAGCATGTGATTGGGATTGTTCGTTTCAGGATTTATGTAATGCTGAATTGTTAGGATCCCCACAAGCAGGACAGATAAGAAAAACAAAATATAAACCGGAGGTAAGAAATGATGGACGAGGCTAGATTAGCCGAAATCATGTCGCAAGTTGCTCCAGTAGATAAGATAGACCAAACCTTACACATGACTGTGTATGGTAGACAAAAGACAGGCAAGACTAGATTTGCTTGTTCTGGCCCAAAGCCTATCTTATTTATGGCTGAGCCTGGCGTCATGACAGTTCGAGATGTGCCTGACCTACAACTGTTTCCAGTTGATAGTAAAGGCAAACCTACAAAAGTCAGTTGGTCAAATGCCTATGACTTTTTATATTACCTTAAGTATGCAGACCATGATAGGAAAACAGTTGTAGTAGATACCATAACTGCTTTGGCTAGAACATGTATGCGGTATATTCTGAAAGATGAGGAAAGCCGAGATACAGAGCGTATGCCAAACAATCCTACCATGCAATCATGGGGCAGATTAGCTCAATCCATGAACGAGTTTATGGAAGAACTATCAGCCGTTTGTAGAACTCAAGGTATGCACTTGATATATCTGGCACAAGAACGATACTTAAAAGAGGATAGCAACGCCGCTGGTCCTGACATCGTTCCAGATGTATCCCCAGCAATTAGGTCTACGCTTTGCGAAATGCCAGACATAATTGCTCGTACCTTTGTAAGAGAAGGTAAACTACCAAACAATGCACCACTAGACCAAGACCCACCATTAGAGTATGGCATGGAGTTTAGAAGTGCAAGTGCTTTGGTAGGCGAGAGAATAACAACAAGTAACAGTGGCGATGAACCCATACTACCAAATTATGCGGTCAATGTTACTGTGGATAAATTGCTTAAAAAACTTGGAGGTAAATAAATGAGTGAAGGCAAAATTAATATCCAAAGTGAAAGTCAAATCAAGGTTGACTTCACAGGAGTTGAAGGAAAATCAAGAAAGCCAGTTGTACCAGAAGGTAATTACCCAGCAAAAGTAGTTGAGGCAAAAGCTGAAACTTCTAAAGCCGGTAACCCAATGGTTGTCTGGACTTTTGAAATAGATGGTGGTGATTATACCGGCGCAAGATTTTGGTATAACACCGTCTTACTACCACAATCTCTATGGAATTTTAGAAATACTTTAGAGGCATGTGGTGTAGAAATAGCAAACTCAGGTGCTATGGATATTCCATTAGATAGGCTCGAAGGTCGAGAGTGTGCGATAGCCATTGTAGACGGCGAGTGGAACGGTTCAAAGAGGTCAGAAGTAAATGATGTTTTTGCCCGTTCACTATTGGCAGTAACCGAAACTAAGGTTGACACTAAACCAGGTATTGAGTTATAATTAGATTGCTACCCTCCTCTCTCGTAGCAACCCGAGAAGGCTTATCAGGCGCCAAGATAAGCCTTCTCTTTTTTATATAGGAGAGATATTCCATGAACATTTTTTATTTAGATAAAGACCCAGTTAAGTGTGCTATGGCTCACAATGATAAGCATGTGGTAAAGATGATACTTGAATATGCCCAGCTTATGAGTACCGCCCATAGAATTTTAGATGATATAGCACCTTACGAAAATGAAGTATTATATAAGGCTTGTTATATCAATCACCCATGTGGTGTTTGGATAAGAAAAACTAGCGGTAATTATAAATACACCTTTAGATTATGGCGAGCATTATGTGCCGAGTATACATACCGTTATGAAAAGATACACAAATCGGAAACAAGATTACATGAGGCTCTTAGCCATTTGCCTAAAAATATAGTACATAAGCCAATGACTAAGCCAGCACTTGCTATGCCTGATGATGTTAAAAATCCTAGAAGTGCTTTGTTATCTTACCGTGATTACTATAATGTCCATAAACAACATTTAATGAAATATACCAAAAGAGAGATACCAAAATGGGTGCAAAAGAAAGCGTAATACATCGGGCCATATTAAAAGAGTTAAGAGAGCATGGTGGCGTGTGGTTAAAGATACACGGTAATGCCCAACAAGGTGCAGGAATATCAGACATCATTGGTTGTATTCATGGCAGATTTGTAGCCTTTGAAGTCAAAAGACTTGATGGCACACATGGTATAAGTCCAAGACAAGAATACTTTTTAGAGAAGGTAGTAAGTGCAGGCGGTCTTGCCGCAGTTATTACTTCACCAGATGAGGCAATAGAGATATTAGAAAATCACGGATTGTGATTATCTTTTTTTCTTTCGGCCTTTCTTTTTCTTTTTGCTTTTATACATATAGGCAGGCATTACTTACCAATTTTCTTTTTGGCAAATTCTTTTATTACAACTAAGGCAGCGGCACCACCCGATAATGCGGCCAGTTGAATTGCATCAGCGTCCACACCAACTAAAGGTGCAACGGTTAATGCAGATATAAAAGCCTCAATAAAAGTCCAAATAGTTTTTTCAGCTAAAATTTTATAATCCAATTATATAACCTCCATATTAGATATTGTATTATTACCTATTACAAATGTCAAGGTTCCGGGATCCGATACTAGAGCATGAGTATTCTCCACCCATCTACTACCGCCATCTATTGATGGTGCTTGTAGGAATAAAGTATTAAACTCTTGGACTATTGATAAATGGTGATAATGACCAGATAATAATATATCACAACCATCCGCTTTTAATTTAGCAAGTGATTGCATAGCCAACCATTTCTTTTGTTTTTCAAATGAGCCTGTACCACCACTTCTGAATTGATGGCCATGAGCAAAAACACATTTCTTTCCTCTTATGTTTGTGACCATAATAAGTTCATCATCTGGTATATCAAATTTAACATGGCCATAAGCATTTTTGTTCTCAGAGATTACCGCCTCTAATACTTCAAATACATGAACGTCCCAGTTATCTCCAAAAGTAGTAAAGGCTTTACCGTTCCTTCTCACTTCCCCGTGATTGCCAGGCACACAAGTTATGGTTACTTTATTAAACAAAGGTGCTAGGTTTTTAACTATCTTGATAAGTAATTGCCAAGCCAATCTTACTTGACTTCTCATATCCAAATCTACATTAAAGGTTTGCATATCATAATGACCATCGCAACCTTCAACTAAATCCCCTAGACCTACAATGTAAAGTTCATCTATATTGTGGCCAACTTTGCGTAAATCTTTTATTTGTTTTTTGGTATCAACAATCATTTGGTTTACTTTGTTAATGATTTCTTTTGTACCACCACCATCTGATTTACCTAATTGCCAATCAGCCAAAGCCAACACAAAAGTTTCATCTCCTTTTGGTAACTTAGCTTTTGGTTTATCATTTTTAATTAGACCTATTAATTCATCAAACACATCGGGATCCATTGGCGTTCTTTTCATTAACCGAAGTTTATAATAATGTAGGCGCTCAACACGGTCACCCATGTTAGTGTCCCAACTTCTTACTTCAACTGGATCCAATATTTCATAGTCTTTTGGGTCTAACCCTAGACTTTGAATATGGTTATTTATGTCTGGATTTGTACTTGGATTAGTACTTAGGTCTGCTCTCTCATCACTATTAATGCTATACCTCCTGGTCCGTCATATCCACTCGGCGGTGCCCAAGATTTAAATTGTAAATCCTCTATACGAACAGTCACCGATGGTGTGCCGTTAGGTAAATGACTGCCTGGGTCTTGAAATTGTATTATCTTACCACTTCTATAAATGTCCATTAGTTCATTTAACCTCTCTTGGCTATAGCCAGCGTACCCAAATGTCTGGCCACTATTTGCTATCATTGTATCATATAACATTATAGGCACAAAATACCTATACCTTCCTTTTACTTTAGGCTCACCTCTTACTCTCCACTCTAAAACTATTGGTGTTTCTGTGGCGACTAAGGTATTTAATGAAAGTTTTAATTCAAACCTTGATACATCAATATCCAAGTTTTGTTCAATGATACCATAAACTCTATCGGTTACTTCTGTATCGGCCTCCCAACTTGCTACGATATTTTCATACGAACCAGTTACATCTCTTTTAATATCCACATCAAGTAGACCATTACCTTTTAACATGGCGTCAAAGTATCTTAAGGTTTTAACTTCAAATGTACCATATCTTATTTCGCCAGTTTCAAGATAGCCTGTGCCTACATAATCTGTTGAGTGTTCGGCCACTACTCTACTGTGATTGGAACCAGCACAATTATTTACGCTGAATAAAAGGCGGTCACCGAACTGGGCTATGCTAGTTACATCGCCTTGAATTTCATACATAAGATGGCTAGAAAAAGAAGTTGAACCTAAATCTATTTTACCTATACCAGAATATGTATCATCAAATTTAGACCAGCCAAAGTAAGCATAGTCGCCATCAAGTTCTATGGCTTTTACTGCGAAATCTATATCTTCCTCACTTGATACAAGTAATGGACCTACATCTAATTGTCCAGTTTCATCTGTAATGACTGCCAACCTTATACCTTTGCTTGTGCCTATAACTAATGCTCTACCCAAGTACCCTTTGATAGTATGCACAATCTCGCCCTCAGGCGCTCTAAACACGCTTATTGGCGCCCCTAGAG